TGACTGTCTGTTAACGGATTGATCTTACAACGCCATAGGTGTGGCCACCAACTAGCTGAATAACCTTCTGCTGCATTTTGGCAATCGCTGACAACATAATAACGTTTTAATGCGACTGGCAAAGTGTCGTCTAATGGATTGTAGTCTTTAAGGTGAACAAGTTCGATCACATCACCGGACATTAATTTACGCCCTAGTGTCTCTATCATGTCGTTGATATGAAACACCATAAACAGTGTACCAGTTTGTAAGAACATACCAAACTGACTCAAATCAAATGTTACATCTTGTACTTGATAAATTCCACGCAATGAATATACGCTGGTATCGTATTTTCTATCTCTATTTTCCAGGAAAAATAGATCCTGGATGTTCATTGCACTTTGGTTAATGTAACTTGGCCTACTTGCTTCTGTATAAAACTTAACAGTAGAGCCCGACGATCTCGCTGAAGTTGTACTAGCACTTAAAGTGATTGTAGTGGCTGTTTTTGCGGAAACAGTTGCGCCTGTGGGAATTCCTGTACCAACTACATACATGCCTAAATCAATATCAGACGTACTTGCAAATGTTAATGTTACGCCAGCGGCACCTTGGGCAGCACTGGTAGTTTTAACTAAATTCTGCTCATTTACGCCAAGATATTTGTGGATATAAATTCCAGTACCGCCAACAGTAAACATCTCGCTCATGCGACGATCCATGAACTTATAATCGTTGCTGTGTTTTCCGTCTTTCCAAAGTGATAATCTTGGCACAATAAAATCCTCGTATCTAGTATTTAGTTTGACAGTAAATACCAAAAATAGTATAATTATGGTTATGCGTGAATTCAATTCTTTAAACGACTGGGCGTTGCTAGATCAGCAACTACGCCGTAATGTGCGGGAGTTGTATAATGTACAACATCGTCGCCAGTTGCTCAAAATGCACGACAATCTTTATAATAGTGTAACAGAGCTAAGTAAATCAGAAATTGATGCCCGCAGAACGGGAAATTTTACACAATATTCTGAGAAGTTAGCTAAATGTAAACAAGAGTTAACAGATTTGCAACAATGGCTCGTATTTGCAACACTACTTGACACAAAACCCGAAGAGTAGTATAATGTTATATTCTAAGTAACAAGGAGCAAAAAATGGCACTAGCACAAAGCATTAAAGCACCTAAAAAAGTACCCGCTAAAAAACGAGATCCCATGTTCTCTGATGAGAAGTACACCGGGAGTGAACCAGTATGGGATACGGAACGTGCAACAGCGATGAGCCAGGACGAATTTGATCACTTCTTGCGTAAAAGTTTTTCGTATTACAATTATTACTACAGCCAAAAAGACCTAAAAAAGCATCTGGTTAAATGGATGCAGGATAACAAATACACAAAACAGCAAGTCAGTGCATTTATTCGCAGTCCAGATCGCGCAGTCCCAATGACAGCATACGGCTTGCTTATGGCAAATCGTCAAGGCATGCCGCTACGTGAAAAAGAACTTGGCTATCTTCGAGAGCGTATTGAAATAGCATTGCTACAAGACGACGGAGATGTAGTAGAAAGTTCAACTGGCGCACCAATGCCAGCAGCTGAAAAAGCCACAGTACGAGCACCCACTATCCAGGATCGACTTAACGAAAAAACAAGTGAGCACTTGGCACACTTTGAAGGCTTGTATGACGAAGTTGTATTAGGCGGGACTGTTGATCCAAAGGCATTTGATTACTTGACTGCTAATACCGTACCGCAAAGTCAGATTAACAAATTTGTAGAACTGTTTGGTGCCCGTAAAGCAGAACTAGGCGCAGCACAAGGCAAACTGTTCGAAGATTATGTTGAATCTTATAAACATTTCAAAGCGGCAGACTATAAACGTCACTATGCGTTTTTGGATGCTGTACTGGATGCACTAGAACAGTATCGCGGAGTCAAGAAAGCAACTAAAAAATTACGTGTGAAACGTGCGCCTAACAAAGAAAAACTTGTTGGCAAGCTCAAATACATGCGTGAAGAAAAGACGCTGAAGTTAGTAAGCATTAACCCTGTGGACATTATTGGCGCACAGGAAGTCTGGTGTTATAACACCAAGACACGCAAGCTCTACAAATACATTGCTGACAGTTTGACTGGTCCGTTGGGTATTAAAGGCACCAGTTTAACTGGATTTGATCTAGCAAAATCCGTGGGCAAGACGCTACGCAAGCCCGACGAAAAGCTAAAAGAGTTTGCAAAAGCTACCAAGATACAGCTACGCAAGTTCTTAGAAGATATTAAAGCAACAGAAACAATTGGTAACGGGCGTATCAATGCTGATATGATTCTCCTAAAAGTTCAATAAATATAAGGAACAATAGGAAGTATAAATGTCCAATCCGTATACAGGTAATGTAACACTAGATTCTAATTTAAATACTAGTCTAAGTCTAAAAACGAAAAGCTTGTTTTCTGGCAATACTGGTGCCGGCGCCGGCCCAATTGCATTTGATGATAATTTAGTAACCTATGGGGAATCAGAACTAACACTAAATGCAAAACGCAAGGAGATAATCGACTATATCAGATTACGTTTAGGCGACGGCATTGTTGATGTTGAGCTAGACAAAGAACATTATGATCTGGCCATCAATCAGGCGCTAATTAAATATCGTCAACGTGCTCAAAATGCAGAAGAAGAAAGCTATGCATTTTTAGAATTGCAACCTGAAGTGCAAGAGTATATATTACCACGAGAAACAATGACAATTCGTGCAGTGTATCGTCGTGGTATTGGTAGTGTTACAGGAACCACAGCAAGCCAGTTTGAACCGTTTGCAAGTGGCTATTTGAACACATATATGCAAGCAGCAGGTAGAGTGGGTGGCTTGTTAAGTTATGAACTTTTTACAGGTTATCAAGAAGTAACCATGCGTATGTTTGGTGGGTACATGAACTTTACATGGAATCCTACAACCAAAAAAATTACATTGATACGAAAAATGCCGCAAACCGGCTACAGTTATCATCGCATGACTTCATTGACATCAAACGGACTTAGTATTGGATCAACTATTACTATCGAAGTAGAAGATTCTTGGAATGATCTCAGTGTTGGTGATATTATTGCTATAAGAGACTGTAAGATCGGCGGATATGATGGAAACTATTATGTGCTAACGGTATCTGACAATTTAAAAACAGTAACAGTATCGGCAGTTAATCCACTAGTGGCAACAAGTGTAACCGGAAACGATTTACGTTTAACCAAAGTGTATGGGAATGTAACTGATGCAGTAAAAGAAACTGTTTTGCTTTGGGTTTACAATACCAAACCAGACATTATGTTGTTTAATGATGTGCATGCATTTCCGTGGTTACAGGATTATGCATACAGTTTTGCCAAGCGAATAGTTGGTGAAGCCAGAGAAAAGTTTGCAAGCATTGCCGGACCACAAGGTGGTACACAACTTAATGGTGCAAGTTTAAAAGCAGAAGCAGCAACAGAAATGGTCGAACTAGAACAACAATTAAAAGATTATGTTGATGGGTCGCAACCGTTAACTTGGGTTATTGGATAATGAAGATCAAAGACATCGTTACAGAAGAAAACAGTAAAGGCAAATTATCAAAACGCCAGCAGCAACCAACCCGCGGACTAAACAAATTTAGTGATGGTGATCATTGGAACAGTGATTATACACTATATCGCTTAGGCCTGGCTGTAGCAGAAACAGATGGGAAAACAGTACCAAAAACAGATAAAGAATCCTGGGTGGGCAAATGGAAAATAACAGCACCTTATAGCCAAGTGGACCAAGATATGTTAGAAAAAGCATATCAAGCAGTTGGTGCTAGTTATAAAGATATCAATAAAGGCGACATGCGTAGCCAAGAGTTGAAGAGCACAAACAAAACTAGTCCGGTTGCTGCAAGGAAAAAGAACAAATACGGGGTTTGACATTTTGTAACAAATATATTAAAATGCTCCTATAAGGGGCATTTTTTATGATTATAGGAATCACAGGCTTTATTGGCAGCGGCAAAGACACCGCAGCAAACTATCTTGTGGCACAACACGGATTTAGGCGTGATAGCTTTGCTGGCGCACTTAAAGATGCAGTGGCTCAGATATTTGGGTGGGATCGCGAGCTACTGGAAGGACTTACACCTGAAGCCCGCGAATGGCGTGAGCAAGTGGATCCATGGTGGGCAAAACGTTTAGATATGCCCCGCTTAACTCCAAGATATATGCTACAACTTTGGGGCACAGAAGTATGTAGACAAGGATTCCACGACGATATTTGGATTGCTAGCATGGAAAATAGACTACGCAAAACAGTAGACGATATTGTTATCAGTGATGTTAGGTTCCCCAATGAAATAGCAGCAATACGTAGAGCAGGTGGTGTATGTGTTTGGGTACAGCGCGGAGAACTTCCTGAGTGGTATGAGTGTGCTTATACAGAAAATACTACTCCAGATGACCGCCAATGGTTACTGGAAGATGCACATCAGCTTATGCCCCAACGATATCCAACAGTGCATCAATCAGAATGGGCGTGGATTGGACAAATGTTTAATTATACTGTTGACAACAATAAAACTGTAGAGCATTTATACGATCAAATTAAAAATCTGCTACCAGCGGACTTTCACGCCAAGTAGTTTTTCCGGTGTTTAATTCTATTCTGCAGTTTGCACAAACAGACCTAAGATTTTGCCAATCGTTATTTTTTAAGTTTCCGTCAATATGAAACACAAATAGCTGATTGATTAGTTTTCCCTTGAAGTTACAACGCTCGCAGGTTGCTTTTTTCTTATACCCTGCTTTTACCCATCCGGGTATTGTCCTTACTTTCTTTCCTTTCCGAATACAGCCGGCGCACATGCGCCTATATCGTATTTTGTCGCCTGAGTGATAGTTTATAGCAGCAGGATTACCGTTACATGCGGTGCAAAGTGGCCTAGTCATAGTATTATTTATAACGAAACCTTTCGAAAGGCACCTGTAACCACTAAAAATGTAAACCCTTTTATAAATACTAGAAATGTTTATAAAAGGATAAAAACATGGCACTAGTATCCCCAGGTTTACAAATTACAGTCACTGACGAAAGTCAATACGTACCGGGAGCGGTCGGAACTGTACCACTAGTTATTCTTGCTACTGGACAAGATAAACTAAGCCCAGCAGGCACTGTAGCTGCTGACACCACTGCTTCAAGAGCAGGCAAACTACTGGCTTATAGTAGCCAAAGAGAATTAATTACTGCAATGGGTTATCCAAGCTTTAAACAAAGCTCGGCTGGTACACCGTTGCACGGCGATGAGCGCAACGAATACGGTTTAATGGCTGCTTATAGCGCACTTGGCAATGTTAATAGACTGTACGCTATTCGTGCAGATATTAACCTCGACGAACTAGTTGGAACTAGTGTTCGTCCTACTGGTGCAGTTGCCAACAATACACACTGGATGGATTTAACAGAATCTACCTGGGGTATCAACGAGTGGGATGCAGTTACAGGTACCTTTAGTCTTAAAAGTCCAATATTAGTTACTTCTACTGATGATAGTACTTCTAGCGGCAGCCCTGCTATTGAAGTACCAGATTCAGATGTTGGTCAGATTGGTAGTTATGCAGTTGCTTTTAATACTGGCAGCAATGCATTGTTATTTTACAAGAACAGAAGTAATACTTGGGTTCGTTTAGGAACCACAGACTGGCAGATTTCATGGCCTACTATTAAAGGTACAACAACTACTGCTATTCCTGTTGCTAGCCCACAATGGAGCATAGTTATCTATGGAGTAACAGTTAGTTTAGCGAATACAGCAGATACCAAGTCTGTAGCACAAGTGGCTGCATTAATTAATGCTGCGCCAATTGATGGTGTAACTGCTGCTGCTGTTGATGGTAAACTTGAAATTTATGCAGACAGCACTGCAGAAAGCGACGGTAGCATAGCTGATGGTAAGATCATTATTGCAAATGGTGTTGGTACACCGTTAGCTACATTGGGTGTTGTTGCTGGAACATATGCAAATCCATTATTAACATACGGTACATTTGCTGAAGTACCAAGTTGGAGAAGCACCGATACAGTGCCTCGTCCAAGTGGAAGTATATTTGCAAAATTAGGAGCAACTGGTAGCGGATCTGATGTTGTTATCAAACGTTATAATTCAAGTACAGAATCATTTGCCACTTTAGCAGCTCCTTTTTACAATAGAGCAGAAGATGCGTTATACGGATTAGATCCAGCTGGTGGCGGAAACGGAATTGCAGCAGGCACAGTATGGATTGCTTACGATCCATTACGTACAGACACAGGCGGATTCAAACCATTCCGTAGAAGAGTTGCTGGTCAAACGATCGTAACTGGTACTACACTTAGTGCAACTGCTTTAACCGCAACTGACGTTATTGTAATTGGTGTTACCTCTATTGGCAGCGCAACAATTACAGAATATACAGTTACACT